GCCTTCGAGCTTGGCTTTCAGGGTGGCAAAGTCCTTTTTAAGGTCAGCCAGCTCAGTGCCCTGGGCATTGAACTTGCCCCGCAGTTCGGCGTTTTCCGTGGCCATGTTCTGCAGCGCTGTACCGGTCACGCCCATTGCTTCCATGACCTTGGTTGCAAAGGTGGTGTCGCCAGCTGCGGGCTTGGTGGCTGCCAGGCCCTTGATGCTGTCGATCACATCGTTGAACTTCTGCAGCATCGCGCTGGCGATCCCCTCGGCGTCACCTTCCAGGCCCAGATCGGTTTCGAGGGCAGCAGTGAACAAGGTGGACGGGTTGGTTTTGCGCTTGGCGAATGGGTTGGCATCGGGGTGTGCAGCAGAAAATGCGAGCACCTCAGTCCCCAGGCTTGCGGGGCTGTCCGTTACAGCCAGTCCGACCATGTAGGCCTGGCCGGATTTCGCAAAGTCGGGGTCGATTTCAATGCTGGTGAAGATCTTTTGCTTGGCCTTGTTCATGGCCACCAGCGCGGGCAGTGCTTCCACCTGGGCATACAGCTCCATCTTGCCCTCGGCATTGGCCACTGCTTTCAGCGCAGTCACATCGCCCAGCGCCGCAAAGGCGCTGTCGGCCATCACGCCGCGAATGTGTTCCAGCCAGACACGGGCCTGGTATTTACCGGTGTTGTAGTTGGCGGCAGCCTGTTCGATCCAGCTGCGCTGGATGGTGCGGCCATCGGTGGTAGCGCCTTCGGTGGCAACTCGAAAGAATTTGCTTGGCATGGTGCGGCTCGGTTAAGCGGTTGTTGATCTATCGCTATGTTCCGCTCACCCTGTTTTTGTAGCAATCACCGCGCGCTGTGGCTACGTTTCGGACAATTTGCACTTGTCGATTTCCGCGCGCGCGCGGCAGACACTGGCGGAATGAAAGTAGCACCGCAAAAGCCGCCAGCCAGCCCAGCACCCACCGTCACCGCCGACAGCGGCGCGCCGGCGCGCGCCGTCAAACGCCTTGCCAAGTCGCGCGGCAAATGCGGGCCGCGCATCACCACAGTGACGCCAGAGCAGGCGCTCACCGCCGCTGTGCTTAAAGAGATTTCGCCCGATGGCAAGGTCCTGCCGTTCGCGCTTGACGGCCTACCCGCTGGCGAGTGCAGCGCCGTCACCGATGGCGGGGCCGGCCAGCGGCGCCAGGCCCGTGACCTGTATTGGCAGGGCTGGAAGCTGACCCACATCGCGGAAAAGCTGGGCGTAGCGCGTGCCACGCTGCACGGCTGGCACAAGGCCGAGCGGTGGGCAGATGCGAGCCCCACGCAGCGCGCCGAGGGCATGACGGAGACGCGCTACGCGCAGCTGGTGGCCAAGACTGAAAAGACCGGCAGCGACTACAAAGAGATTGACCTACTGGGGCGGCAAATGGAGCGCTTCGCGCGCATCAGCAACTACCGCCAGTCGGGCCGCGAGCGCGATCTAAATCCCAATATCGATGCACGCAACGCAACTCCAAAAGCACAGCCCACCAAAAATTTTCTGTCGCAAGAGCAGATCGAGAAGCTACGCGATGCCTTCATTGAATCGTGCTTCAAGTACCAGCTGACCTGGTGGCAGAACATCCACCATCGGACGCGCCAGATTCTTAAAAGTCGCCAGATCGGTGCCACTTGGTACTTTGCCCGCGAAGCACTGATTGATGCGCTGGAGACAGGCCGCAATCAGATTTTCCTGTCTGCCAGCAAGGCCCAGGCGCACATCTTCAAAGGGTACATCCAGGCGTTTGTCTTCGAGGTCTGCCAGGTGGAGCTGAAAGGCGAACCGATCGTTCTGGCGAACGGCGCCCAGCTGCATTTCCTGGGGAGCAATGCGCGCACCGCGCAGGGCTACCACGGCAATTTCTACTTCGACGAATATTTTTGGACTACCGACTTTGAGCGGCTGAACAAGGTGGCCAGCGGCATGGCCATTCACAAACACTGGCGCAAAACCTATTTCAGCACCCCATCGAGCATCGAGCACGCGGCCTATGACCTGTGGAGCGCCAAGAAGTTTGCGCGCAAGTTCAAGATCGATATAGACATCACCCACGGCAAGCTGGCGGGCGGTTTCACGGGTGAGGACAAGGTGTGGCGCCAGATCGTCAACATCTTGGACGCCGAGGCCGGGGGCTGTGATCGTTTCGACCTGGACGAACTGCGACTGGAGTACTCCGACGCCGAGTTTGACAACCTGCTGATGTGCGGCTTCGTGGACGACTCGTTTAGCGTGTTCCCGCTGACCAACCTGCAGCCGTGCCTGGTAGATAGCTGGGAGGTGTGGAAGGACTTCAAGCCATTCACCCAGCGGCCCTTTGGCTGGCAGCCGGTATGGGTGGGCTATGACCCCAGCCTGAACGGCGACAGCGCGGGATTGGTGGTGCTGGCTCCACCCGAGACACCAGGCGGCCCGCTGCGCGTGCTGTACACCCGCCAGCTGCGCGGGCTGGACTTTGAAGCGCAGGCGGCCGAGATCAAAAAGGTATGCGACACCTACAACGTGCAGCAGCTCACCATCGACCAGACCAGCATCGGCAATGCCGTCTACCAACTGGTGGTGAAGTTCTTCCCGGCCGCCCGGGGCATCAACTACAGCGTGGAAAGCAAGACCATGCTGGTGATGAAAGCGCTGCAGGTCATCAAGGCCAAGCGCCTGCAGTGGGATGCCGGCAACAAAGAGCTGGCCGCCTCATTCATGGCCATCAAGCGCGAGATGACGGCCAGCGGCCGCACCGTGACCTACGCGGCGGGCCGCAGCAAAGACACCGGCCACTCCGATCTGGCATGGGCGTGCATGAACGCGCTCAGCAACGAAGCGCTGGAAGTGGGCACCGGCCTGGCCACTCCGCAAACGCAATCCTTTATCGAGGTCTATCCCTAATGAGAAAACGCAAACCCGCGCAGCATCAGCGCACGCCGGCAGTGGCCGCTACTTCTCCCGCGCCAGTCACCCAAGCGGGCCAGCATTCCAACGTGGAGGTGTTCAGTTTTGGCGATCCCGAGCCGGTGATAGGCGGCATCAGCGCGCTGATGGAGTATGCCGAGTGTGTGCAGAACGGCGAATGGTACGAACCACCCGTGAGCCTGGCCGCCCTGGCGCGCCTGCTGCGCGTTGGCGCGCACCATGAATCGGCGCTGCGCTGCAAGGTCAACATCTTGGCCAGCACGTTCATCCCCACCCCGTGGCTCAGCGCCGCTGACTTCAAGGCCATGGCCTTTAACTTTTGCGTGCTGGGCAACGGCTATCTGGAGTGGCGAGAAAACCGGCTGGGGGACAAGCTGGTACTGCGCCACGCCCTGGCCAAATACATGCGGGTGGGCATCGATCCTGGGCGGTTCTTTTTCGTGACGGATCTGCAGTCGCCGCACGAATTCAAAGCCGGGTCTATCCTGCACCTGCGCGAGCCCGATCTGCATCAGGAAATCTATGGTGTGCCCGGCTACCTGGGCGCCATGCAGTCGGCCCAGCTCAACGAAAGCGCAACACTGTTCCGCCGGCGCTACTACAACAACGGCTCGCACGCCGGCTTCATTCTGTACGCGACTGACCCGGCCCAAAGCCAGGGCGACATTGACGCCCTGCGCAAGCAGCTGACCCAGACGAAGAACGGCGGCAACTTCCGCAACGTCTTCTTCTATGCGCCAGGCGGCAAGAAAGACGGCCTGCAGCTGATCCCCATCAGCGAGGTGGCCGCCAAAGATGACTTCTTGAACATCAAGAACAGCAGCCGCGACGATGTGCTGGCCGCGCACCGTGTGCCGCCGCAGCTGATCGGCATGCTGCCAAACAACACGGGCGGCTTCGGCGATGTGGAAAAAGCTGCAACGGTTTTTGCGCGCAATGAGATCACCACCCTGCAGAGCGACATAGCCGGGTCGATCAACGAACAGGCCGGCAGGGAGGTGGTGCGCTTCAAGCCTTACAAGCTGGACGAGAGCCAGGCCGCCCAGTAGTTCCAGCCCGACCCGCCACCCAGCACAGCGAAGCGCCCAACACCAGGCCGCGCCCAGGCCCGGCACCAGGGGCCACAGCCCGGCCCGCACGCCCAGCCCGCGCCCACGCCCCAGCACCACAGGCCCGCCACAGCGCGGGCCTTTGCATAGGCGCCCTACCCCTTGGCACAGCGCCCGCAGCCCCACAGCGGCCCGCAGGCGCGGCCCCTGGCCCACACACGCACCCCAGGGGCACCCCACCCCCGGGCCGCCCTGCCCACCCACCCCCTGCATATCCCCGCTGCGCGCGGTCGAGACCCCGCCGCGCCCGCTCGCTTAATAGGTCGTAATCGTCGGCACTGCCGACCATGCCGCTATCCAGCACTGGCGGGGCCTGGCGCGGCAGTTTGCCACCCTTTTTAAGTGTCGGGAAACGTCGGATTTCGTAATGCGGGAAGAACAGCGCTGCGCAGGCCAGAACGGCACATCCTTTTCCAGCGATGCAAGCACGTCAACCGGTATGCCGATCAAGGATTTCAGAACATGAAGCGGCGGAGCTACTAGGTGTACGAACAAAGGCGAAGGTGGCACATACACCCCAGGGATCATCAACATGTCGTCTGACGTACTCCGATAACGTTCTTACGTCTCGTCATATGTCTCGGGCACGAGAGAGGGAAGCCTTCATTGCGGGATCTCGGCTATCAATCCCCTACTGACTCAGCATGATCGAATTCCGCACCCGCCAAGAGACGTTGAAAGTCAATATCAGCGATTGCTAGAAATCTCTATGTGTCATAACAGTGGTATGTTCGGTAGACCACAGAAGGATGCAAGCTTGTTATACGCGCGAGCTATGTCACCAACGATTTGCTGCCCCTTCTCAACGCTGGTGATGGCCTTGCTGAGTGCTTCATTGCCATCCGCGAATCGACGTAGAAAGCGTCCGAGCTTGGTAACTCCAGCAGAGGTTTTCAATTTCTCAGGATCTGATTCGCTTTCAACTGCTTCGAGCGACCCCATAAGGTCATTAAGCACCATGTGAGCTTCTTCTGTTGGAGGAAGTGATTCAAGAAGTTCGTAGATGCTATTTAGAACTTGTGATATATCGTGGCTAATTGAAACTGCGTTCGAGTTGTTAAAAGTTGGATTAACTTGAATTTCAATTGGCCGAATTTGAGAAGCGTAAAGGCTTTTCGCAATGACGTCCATCAGCTTGTCGATTCGGCGATTTTGTACACCGATAATATCCTGTTGAGACTCAATCCGGAATTGCGCGATACGCAGCTCATTGCGCATATCTAGGATGACTGCCTCATTGGTAGTAATAGCCTCGGGTTGAGCACGCCCTGTGACAACAAGTTCATAGTCTCGAAGAGCTTTCTCGATAGTTTCTACGTTTCCATCCGTTGTTTCGATTGTCATGCGAACCGTCAGACCTTGCTGTTCGATGCGAACTTTCGCATCACGATCCGGATAGTTTTCTCGAAGAAACGTGCCAAAATAGTTAAGGATCCCAAGTCCCGCCTGGTGATATTCTCGAGGGAACTCAATGCATCGATCAATTACGATGCGCTCGGTGGTAATGTTGGGATCTGAGGGTAGCTCGGACAGCACCGGAGAAAACAATTGTTGCTGATCCGAAACACCCAAAATAAGGAACGGAAACGTGCTGCTGAGAGGGGCAAGTGTTTCAAGTTGATCTTTAAGGTATTCGAAGAATGCGAATATCCCCATACTACGAGCTAGGCGTTCTTCGCGTCGCGAAAATTCGCGCATCGGTGCGACAAGTACCGGAATTCGAACTTGCGCGTAACGTACCGCGAGAGCCCCTTGACTGAACAACCAACGGTGGAACCAGCTTGCGGTCCCCATGTTAAGTTGCACAGATATACCATTTTTGCTCGGCCCCAGCGATCCAATATGCACTCGCCTGCCTGCGGGCGAATAGTATGTTTGATCATTCAAGTTCCATTGAAGGTCGAACAGAGCCTTCTCCCAATGTCTTCTTCCGTTTGAAGCCGAGGCGCGATCATCATCTTCATCAATAATGACACTGCCTGAAAAGTAGTTCGACGTTGCCGTCATGATCTCGTTAAGTTCAATATCGTGATCTCGATTTATCTTTTCCCAAGCGCCTAAGTAACTGACCACCTGATGTATATACATAACTCAATTGTCTCCATCTAAATTGAAGAGAAATACTTAACGAATGGAGTGAAACCCACGGTGACGCAGATTCTAGCCGAGACCGCACCTAAACGTGAACCGTCATCCTCCCTTCAGGCCTCCAAAGATCTCTTGCACTCAATGAAGAAGCGAGACTACCTTGCAGCAATCTAGCGATCGTATTGGAAACTTTCGCTCCATCAGATGTTCTGAACGTTCAAAACCCACGAAGAAAACTTACAAGTTCAATCAGCGCCTCAACAATCTTCGCCAAGTGTGTTTTCTAAGCAACGTATCCGCAAAAATTGATGCTCGGCGAGACGATCAAATTTTGGCCTGTTCGTTGGCCTGTAGAGCTTGTAATTTCTGCAGGAGCCTTGCTTTTAGGCCTATCATGGCGGCCGCCTTCTCCGCCACAGATGACCGGTTCAATAGCTTGCAAAGGCTTTTGAATCAGGCGCTACCAGATAGCGCACAAAGCAAAGGCTGCAAATTTCGGTTTGCAGCCTTTCTTGTTTCGAGCGTGATGCGTTTTGGCGGGTCTAACGCAAATAAAACCTAAACCGCGCCCCCACATCCCCCGCCCCGCTCAGCAGCCCAATCGAGCTGTCATGCAGTTGCAGAATGCGGTGCACGATCATCAAGCCCAAGCCACCAGAGCGGCCATCGCTGCGGCTGTGCATGCGGCTCAACGTGGGGCGTTCGAACAGGCTGTCGCGC